TTGTTAGAGAAAAAATAAAATTTCAACAAATAGATAGACTAGATGGTAGACCTGGAAAAGATACTAATAGGGATTATATATTAAGAGGCCCTAGAGAATTTTTTAAAACTATATTAGGTTCTTATGTAAAACCAGTTACAGACCCTATAGCAAAACCTATACAAGCTGTAACTAAACCAATAGCTGAAGGTACAGAAAAAATTAAAGGTGCTTATACTAAAAAAGCACAAAAAATTTATGATGATTATTTTTCAGTAGGACCTAAAGCTGGTGAGTTTGGAACAGGTGCTGCAGGTGCATTGTATGGATTTGCATTACCTGATGATGATAAATTATTTGGTGTAGAACTACCAGAAGAGTTGCAAGGTGGTGTGACCGAAAAATTTTCAAGAGCAGCTCTTGGCTTTATGATGGGATATGGTGGTGTAAAGTTAGCTAAAAAAACTCAAGTTCCTGATTTTGTAAAAGAAAGTAGAAAACAAAAATTAGGTTTAGATGATGTGGAAAAAGATTTAAGTATAGCAAGTTTCTTAGCTAAAGCATTTGTTGATGGTTACAAAGTTCCTAAAGTTGTAAAAGAAATAGAAACAAGAGATTTAGAAGGTCTTAGAAATAAAATTGAATTAGAATTTTTTAGAATATATCAGCAAGCAAATCAATTAACTACTGATGAAAGAAAAGTATTATATAATTTATTAGAAGGTGATATTAGATATAATGATGTTCCAAAAGATTTAGGGCAATTAGCCAAAAAAGCTAGAAATCAAATTACTAAAATAACTCAAATGTATATTGATGCAGGTTTAATTACAGAGGAAACTGCATTAAGAAATATAGAAAGATATGTTAAAAGAACTTATGGTGGTAAAGAAACATCTAAGATTGGTTCTGAGTTAAGAGCTAGAGGTGTTTTAGAAAAAATAACACCTAGAGATTGGGTCAATTCATTTAGTAAAAATAAAGCATTTAGACTAAATAATGAAGGTAAACTTGTTCGTTTACAAGGACACAAGGGTTGGGAATTATTTGGTAATGTTGATAAGGTAAAAAATATAGACAAAGTAGGTGGAGAGTCTGAAAAAGCAACACCTCAATTAGTAAAAAAATTAGCTAATGATCCTAAAAAAGCAGACAAAGATATACTAACTGTTAGATGGGAATATACGAAACAAGAACGTCTTGGTATGTCTGAGATAGAAGATGGTGCATTTGCTATCATGGAAACTGGCAGATTAATGGCGCAAACTTTACCGAGATATAAATTTTATGGTGATTTAGCTGCACAAACTTTTACTAAGACTGCACCATCAGCTGATGAAATAAGTAGATTAGATTTAGTAAAAGTTCCTGATTCTACTAGATCAGGTACTATACAAAAAACTTATGGTAAATTAGCAGGTAAATATATACCAAGAGAAATATTTGAAAATATTTTTCAAATAAATAAAATTGCAGAAGGTCCTTCAAGCACTTTTGGTAAAGGTTACAGAGCACTAAATCAAGTATGGAAAGCTAGTAAAACTGCATGGAATCCTACTGTTCATGTTAATAACCTGGTTAGTAATTTAGTTTTATTAGATTTAGTCGATGGTAGTGCTAGTTTTCTACCATCTGCAGTAACAGCATTTAAAAATCAAAGTGCAGGTAAGTCTGTTAAAATATTAGAAGAAGCAAGTAACCTTGGTGTATTTTCTAGTAATTATGTAAAACAAGAATTAAAAGGTGGTATACTAGACCCAGATAATATAAAACCTGCATATTATAATGTTGATTCTAATAAAGATGTTTTTGAAAATGGAGTAAACTTAGCAGATTTTATATACAAAGATTTAATTGTAAAAAATAAATTAGGGCTAGCAAAATTATCTGAGTACTATGCTTTAGAAGATTCTATATTTAGACTTGCTCTATATATGGATAGAAGAAAAAAAGGTTACAGTAAAGTTAGAGCAGCACAAGATGCAAGAAAATCTTTTATTGATTACAATATTCAAGCACCAGGTATAAATGGTTTAAGAAATTTACCAACACCTTTCTTAGCTTACACATACAGAGTAGTACCTATACTTGCAGAAACAGCTGTAGTTAGACCTTGGAAATATGCTAAATATGCAGTATTAGGATATGGATTAAATAATTTAGGTGAGTTACTAGGTGAAGGTGCACCAGAAGCAGAACGTGCAGCTATGACAGAAGAGCAAAAAGGTAAGATAGGTGGATTACCTTTTTTACCTCATAAGAATATAAAAATTCCTACTACAGATGCATCTAGATATGTTACTGTAACTAGATTTGTACCAGGTGGAGATATATTTGATTTAAACTCTGGCCAAATACCTTTAGTTCCACAGCCTTTGCAAGCTAATTTTGGTTTAGCTGGAGAAGTTTTATTTCCCATGTTAGGTTTTGATTTATTTAGAGGTGATAAAATTAAGGGGCAAGGTGTTTCTGAGTTTGATGATTTTTCAGTAAGAGCAAATTTTGCATTAAAAAAACTAATACCTAATTTTCCATTTGTACCAGGTTCGTATTCAACAGAAAGAATAAGAAAAGCTAGAGAAGATAAATCACCATTAAGAAGAGACGAAACTGAATTTATGGCATTTTTAAATACTCTTGGTTTTAAAATAAATAAAACTGATGTAGGAAGATTAAGAACTATCAAAGGGTTTGAGTTTAGAAGAAAAGTTAAAGGTATACAAGAGAAAATAAGAATTGAAGCAAATAAAGTTGCTAGTGGTAAAATTACTGAATTAGAATATAATAAAAGAGTTAATGAATTAAACGAGCAATACGATAAAATAAGAAATAAATTTATTCAAGATGTAAATGTACCAATAGATTATCAAGAAGGTGTGCCTCTTAGCGAAATGATACCTACTATAACTAGTGCATTAAAAGAACAAACACAAGAATTATTTGGTAAAAATTAAATTAATATTAGTAATACTTATACTTATGACAATACAAGCGCAAACTGATGATGCTTTTCAAAGTCCAGTATTAACTGATGACTTTGTGCAGTATATAAAAAATGTAGAAAATCCTGATTTTAAATTTGGTCCTTCTCATGAATCTAAAGAAGGTGGTAATAAAACATATGGCTATGGCCACAAACTAACAGATACAGAAAAATTAAAAGGCGAAATATATAATATACCTTTAGACCAAATTAACGAAGAAAAATCTAATATTATTTTAATGAAAGATTTAAAAAAAGCTAATGATATATTAGCTAAAAATTATGGTCAAGATTATATTAATTTAGAACCTAGAAGAAAACAAATGTTAATTGATTTTCAATATAATATGGGTGCTGGAGGAGTAAAAGAATTTAAAAATTTTAGAACGGCATTATTTGCTAATGATGAAGCTGGAATGATAGCTGAACATAAAAGAGGATTCTACCCTTCTGAATTAGATCGTAAAAATAAAACTAATTTTCAAACTTTAGCTAGAAATAAAGATTTTATTAACTTCTTCTTTCCTGAAAATTAATGGCTAAACAACCCAAAACAACCAGTGAACACCTTATATCAATATATGGATATATCACAGGATTAAAAAGGGAAGTAAGTTCAATAAAAAATAATCACCTTAAACATATGCATGAGGATATAGATAAGCTACATGGTAAGATAGATAAGATAATCTATGTAATACTAGGTGGCCTTGGAGCAACAATACTAACATTAATAGGTTTATTTTATTAATAGGAGAAAATACTATGGAAGATATTAAGAATAAAGCAATAGAATTATGGGGAAAACATAAGCACTGCGTCATTGCGGCAGTTGCAGGTTTTGTCCTGGGTGTTATAATATCATAATACACCGATAAATGTCTAAACCTGAATATCAGGATATAATTAGTGAGTATAAAGACCAAGTCAGAATCCTCAAGCAAGAAGTTGCTGAGTTGCAGGATGCTGGTAAGGCCAAAGACTCTGCTAATAAACGTACCTTGCAAAAGCTAGAACATCTTACACAAGATCTAGATGATGCAAATAAAAAAATAAAAGAATTAGAAGACAAAAATAAAAAGGAGTAACAATGCCATTTGAGATGATTACAATGCTTGGGTCCACTGTATTAGGTGGAGTAATGAGCATATGGTCACAAAGTATTAAGGCTAAACAAGCTGAACAGAAACTACTTTTACAAAGAGCAGATGTTCAGATGAAAGGTTTTAAAGAAGCTAGAGAGTATGAGAACGTAGGCTTTCAGTGGACCAGAAGAATTATAGCATTAACTGCAGTATTTGCGATAGTGCTATTACCAAAATTATTACCACTGCTACAACCAGATGTTAGTGTAATTGTAGGCTATTTAGAATTTAAACCTTCATTTTTATTCTTACCTGAAAAGGAAGTAATGAAATGGATAACCTTATCATCTAATAGTTTAGTAATTACACCATTAGATACTAACTTAGTATCTGCTATTATAGGTCTGTATTTTGGTGGATCTTTAGTTAAAAAATAAAATAACGCTATGGGGTATAATTATGAATTATTACTTCACAGGTGTTCTAATTATATTACTAGTATTAATGGCATTATTTTTAGAACCAGGATATAAATGAAAAAAAATATTTGTAAAGAATGTCATCACGAATGTCACTGCGATGGAGATCTTCATGCAGATGAATATGGTGTATGTACATGCGAAAATTGTAAATGCGCACCTAATAAAGAGTTAGATGAAGACTCTTTTAATGGGGCTTAATGAAATTTAGTTTAGCACTTATACTGTGTTCATATATAGTTGATTCTTGCATACCACCATATATTTACCCTACACAATTTGATAGCGAATATGAATGTTTAAAAACAGGATATACAGAATCATTAATTAAATTAGAAGAAATAGGAGAGTTACAAGTTAACTCTAATAGATTGTATATTAAATTTGCATGTTATGAAGACGAAGCACAAGAACAAGATACTTAAATATGAAAAACCCTCTAATACTAATATTAACATTATTAATAATATCTGCATGTGTAACAACTGCAGCTATAGCAGGATCAACTCAGACTAATACGTCTGGATCTAATACTGCTATTGAAGGTGGATATACATCTACTGCTACAACAACTTATCAATCTGGATCTAGTTCTAATAGCACTACTAATAATACAACTAATTCTAATATTAGATCAGCTCCACCAAGTGCAGGTGCACCATCATACAATAGTATGACACAAGATGTTTGTGCAGTTGGGGTATCATTAGGTGTTCAAACTTTTGGTATAGGTATTAGTGGTGGTAAGCATGCAATAGATAAAAATTGTGAAAGATTAAAACTAGCTAGAATATTAAATGACTTTGGTATGAAAGTTGCAGCTGTTGCTATACTTTGTCAAGATGAAAGAGTATTTGAATCTATGATACAAGCAGGTACACCCTGTCCTATTGATGGTAAAATAGGTAAAGAAGCAGAGGCCCTATGGTCTAAATATGATCATGAAAGACCAGACTATGATACATATGTAAAACGTATGGAAGATAGAAAGAAAAAAGATGAAGAAGAAGAATTAGCAATGCAAAAAGAATTTGAAAAAATAGAACAAGAAAAAGAAAGAATTAAAAAATTAAAAGATTGGTCATCACCTAAATGATAGATAAATACATATATAAATTTTGTGATGTATTAGATATAATGACATCTTGGATAGATAAATTATTTGAAAAAAAGAAAAAGAAAGATGAGTAACAAACCTCTAAAAATATCGGAGCAAGCAGCTGTGCAGATGCCGATGAAAACAGTTGCCTCATTGATAGTTTTAGTTGCAGCTGGTGTATTTGCATATACAGAATTAACTGCAAGGCTAGTATCTCTAGAGACATCAAGAGAATTATTTGAAAATGATTTGCTTAAAAAATCTGAACAAGTACCTGTAGACCAGGAGCAACATTTTTTATTAGAGGATCTTTACAAAAGTGTAGAAAAGATGGAAGAAACTCAAGAGATGAACATGACTAATAAAGTTAATATAGAATTTTTAAGAGATCAATTAGATAAAGCACTAAAAGATATTGAAGTATTAAAAGATAAAGTTAGAGCAAATGGAGCACACTAATGCCAGAAATGATTATAGCCTTACTTATGATAATTAACGGAGAGATTAAGGAAGCTCGTATTCAAAGTTCAATGTCTGAGTGTTTAAAGGGATCTCGTATAGCTAAAAGACAACTAAAATCAAATAGTAATGTTAAGTACCAGTGCATAAAATCTATGGCAGAATTAGAATCAAACATAGACGGGTCAAAGTCAATTAAAAAACTTATATTAGAATGAAATGGTTAATAGCTTTTTTATTTTTATTTACTGTTGTAAATGCTGAAGAGATAACTACAGGTAATTTAATTACCAATGGTAACTTTGAAACTGGTAATGCGAATGGTTGGACTACCTCTGGTGATGTACAAGTATTAAATGATTGCTGTGAATTAAATAATGTTCCTAGTAATTATGATTTAGAGTTTGGTGATAGTGGTTCTATTAATCAAGACTTTGATTTAAGTTCCGATACTATTACACAAAATATGTTGGATAATGGTATTACATTAGATTCAACAATTGAAGTACAAAATGGCGAGTGCAATGTCACTGGGTGTTGGGGTGGGTCAGGTGATGCTGATACATTTACAAATGTATTAACTATTAAAGATGAAGAAGGTAATATATTAGCATCAAATACTACAATTAGAACTGATACAACAGGTATCGAAGGTGCTAATTTTACAGATAGATTAATTTATAATGGTGAAGGATCTTATACAGGTAATATAGATATATCTGCAACAGATGCTAATGCACCTGCAACTTTAGGTGGTCCTAATGTAGACAATATATCTGTAACTATGACATATGATGACGCAGTTATAGAAACTTCTATTGTGCAAGAAATAGAAGAAGCATTTGAAAACATTGAAGAAGTATTTGAAGAATTAGAATTTGTAGCTATTGAAGAATTATTTGAAGAGTTAATAACTTTTTTTGAAGAGCCTACTTTAGAAGTAGCAGAAGAATTTGAAGAGATTAGTTTTGAACCTGTTCTAATGGCTGTTGAAGAAATGCCAATGGAAGAGGAAATTATAGAAGAAGAAATCATGGAAGAATTAGTTATGGAAGAAGAATCTATGATTGAAGAAGAAGTAATGGAAGAGGAAACAATTGAAGAAGAATTTACAGAAGAGGAAATAATAGAAGAAGCACCTACAAAAATGGCAGAGGAACCTAATGAAAAAGAAGAAGAACCCAATAGCGAAACTACTAAGACTGCCGAAGTTAAGAATGAAAGTAATTCAAAGCAAAAAAATATACAATCGAAAGAAACAATCAAAGCTAATCTAGTAAAAATTATGGACAAAGTTGATAAAGATATTAAAGATATTTCAAAGAATTTACAAATTAAAAATATTATTAAGTTAGATGCTATGGCAAGTGGCCAAGTGTCTCTTGATGTTTATGACGTACCCTTCTATAAAAGTGAAAATATTTATTTAGATCAAATACAAATACAGGATTTAAGACAATTATATACTGATAAAAATTTAAGTAGTTATATATCTACAGATCCTATAGCAATTGTAAATGATAAACTAAATCAAATAGATATTAAAAAGAAACAAATACTAATAGAACTGGAGCAATTAAAAAATGGATAAAATAAAAAATCAACTAGCAGGTGTAGCAGCATTACTTGGAGTTATTGCAGCAATAGGTGGTGGCTTTGTAAAGTATGGTGAGATTGTAACTAAATTAGATGCATTAGAGGGAGCATCTGGTGGTAAAGATTGGTCAGCAGAAATAGCTGTATTAGAAGAAAAAGTTACAGCACTAGAGAATAAAGATACTTCTCACAATCATAACTTTGACCATACACATGATAATTCATCTGTAAAAATAGTTGAAAAAGAAATAGAATTATTAAAAATACAGATAGAAGAAATTAAAATTAAATCTTCTAATCCTTTAGCTAACTAATGTATCTTAACGCTAATATCCCACCAATAGAATGTTATGTTCGTGGTAACTTTCTTAGGGATCAAAAAGATTCACACGATAAATACTTTGAGTGTGTAGTATTTGGTTTTACATCTATACCTAAACAGGTCCCTTTGTTTCATTACATGATGACAGATGGTGGTATATGGTGGAGATCACCTATATCAGCATTTTGTAAAAAACCTGGAGTAAAAGAGCTACCACTAAATGAATTAATGTTATGGGATTCTTTTAGTTATAATGTAAGTGTTACTAGATTTTATCAATTACAAGGTTGTAAAATGATATATACTTCTAGAAGAAAGAAACAGCGAGAAGGTACATATTTATTTACAATTGATTGGTGTGCTGGTGACTACAATGAGTTAGATTTTGGTTATGCAGAAAAACCAGATCAACATAAGTGTGGCCATGTAATAGAATTAGATGATGGTAATTATGCAATTCAACCCAACAATAGACTAAGGATCTTTGATCCTTCTATGGCAGCAGATCCAAGTAAACCTCTCATCCATAGATTAGTTAATACTAGGATATGGTCTGTGGAAGATACATCTAAATGGATAACTGACGAAAATGAAGAAGGCAGTTATGACTATGATTATAAGGAGATGAAAAATGGCGAAGAAAAAGTCGACAGTAAATAAAGCAGGCAATTATACCAAACCTGGTATGAGAAAAAGAATGTTTAATGCTATAATGGCTGGCTCAAAGGGAGGAAAGCCTGGACAATGGTCAGCAAGAAAAGCGCAACTTCTAGCATCTAGGTACAAGAAAGCAGGTGGTGGTTACAAATAATGATAAACTTTATTAAAAAAATTTTGGGTATAACTAACCTAGAATATCAACTAAGGCTAATACAAAGGCAAAACTATTGGAGAAATAAATATAAACATGAAAAATAAAAAATCAAAAGCAAAAATAAAAAAAGTTATTAAAGGTTTAAAGGGTGCTGTGAAAGCACACACTGGACAACATAAAATGTTAGCAAGTGCTCTAAAAGGCAATGGCAAAAAGAAAAAAAGATCCTAAAGTAGGTACAGGTAAAAAGCCTAAAGGCTCTGGCCGTAGATTATATACAGATGAAAACCCCAAGGATACTGTAGGTATAAAATTTGCAACGCCAGCAGATGCTAGATCAACTGTTGCAAAAGTAAAAAGGATAAGTAAACCCTACGCTAGAAAAATACAGATATTAACTGTAGGAGAACAGCGAGCAAAAGTTATGGGTAAAACGCAGGTAGCATCTATATTTAAAAAAGGTAAAGAAGCTATAAGAAAAGGGAGAAAAACATAATGGCACTTGCAAAAAGTCAAAGGAGTTTAAAAGCATGGGGAAAACAAAAATGGAGAACGAAGTCTGGCAAGAAGTCTTCGGAGACTGGGGAAAGATATTTGCCAGAGAAAGCTATCAAGAGTCTATCATCTGCGGAGTATGCGGCAACGACAAAAGCAAAACGCCAAGGAACAAAAAGGGGCAAACAGTTTGTGAAGCAACCGAAAGGGATTGCAAAAAAAACAGCTAAATATAGGAGATATAAATAATGTATGGTATGAAAAAAACTAACATGAAAAAAAATGGTATGAAAAAAACAGCTATGAAGAAAAAATTTAAAGGTTTTTCTAAATTACCAGAAAAAGTACAAATGAAAATGAATAAAAAGTTAGCTAAAAAAGTATAATGAGAAAAGGTTTATATGCTAACATCCATGCTAAACGTAAGCGTGGTGATAAAATGAAAAAAAAAGGTGCTAAAGGTGCACCAACTGCTGCAAATTTTAAAAGAGCAGCAATGACAGCAAGGAAAAAATAATGGTAGCAAAGAAATATCAAAACCCTTCAGGAGGATTAAATGAAGCAGGTAGAAAATATTTTAAAAGAACTACTGGTGCTAATTTAAAAAGACCTAGTAAAAAGGTAGGAAACAAAAGAAGAGCATCATTCTGTGCGAGGATGAAAGGCATGAAGAAAAAACTTACATCAGCAAAGACAGCTAGAGATCCTAACAGTAGAATTAATAAGTCATTAAGGGCTTGGAACTGTTAATATAAAATAAAAAAAAGGGGGAGCCGTAAAGACCCCCCCAGCAGGCAACAACGAAGACACACAGAGATTACTCTGGGTGTCTTTTTTTTTGTATTAAAATAAATCTATATTTTTTGTATAATTTGTTTAACATCATCTTGTAATTTTTTTCCTACAGAGTTAGCATGGTTAATTACAGCGGCACAAAGGTTAGCATGGTAAGGATAACCTTTTAAGGATTCTCTAACTTTAGCTACAGGTTTTCCTCCGTAATCAATTACTATGGCATTATTATGATTTAATCCAATTTTTAATTCAAATAATATACCCGTGTATTTATCTAAATTATTTTTTTCCATCTTTATCTCCCTCTGGATTAAAAGGTTTTAATGAGGCCATTGTATTCATTATACTAAATACCTCACCATATGGTCTTGACATAAGATATTTCATCATGTCTTGTAATTGTTTAGCATCAACAAGATACTGTTTTGGTTTTATTTCTTTATCCATCTATCCCTCCTATTAAAATGGTATATCATCATCGAAACGAAGATTAATTATTTTTACTTTGTCTTCAGCTTCAGCTATTTTTTCAATTAGTTTATCTACTTCTTTTATTATATCTGGATGTTCACCTATACCTACAGGTTTCTCTAGATATATATTAGCAGTTGCCATAGCCTCTGCTATTTCTGCTTCATATTTTTTTCTTAATGCTTTTATTATATCGTCTCTTATATTCATTAATGTGCTCCTATAAGTTGATAGTATGTATCCTCAATTAAATCTTCATCATCAAGATACGGATTATATTTTGCTGCCTTAGATTCTCTTGCATCTCTAATAGTTTGATTTAAAGATCTACCTTGTTTTAGGCAACCTGCAACAAAATCTTCTACTTCTATAAGTGATTGTTTAACTTGACCCATTACTGACCTCCTTTACTAATCTATCTAAATACCATTGTGCTTTTCTTAAATCTTCTAATGGTTCTCCTTTAAATTTATATCTTGCAACATACTTTAGTATATTACCTTTTAGGTATCCATGAAACTCATCACCAGTCATGCAGTCACATATAACATCAATAGTTTCTTTTTTACCATGTAAATAATGTGAAGGTCTTACAACATTATCGTAGTAATCAGTTCTACCTGGTGTTATTTCATTTTCATAAGATATATCATGGCTATGATCTATCTTTTTATCATATACTCGTTTACTTTTTACCATACTTTCTCCTAATTGTATTATACTCTACCATTTCTAAATCATACTCACCTTTAGATACATTACGTTTAATTACAAGTCCACTCCACCACATTTGCTGTGTAGCTCTAGCATAATTTTCTTTATGGTGCAAGTAACATCCTGCAGATAATCCCATAAGTTTTTTACCAGAAGGTAGAGCACACATAGCATAGTCAAATGTGTGTATATGGCCTACAGTAGAAGATACTTTATTTTTTAAGAGTAAAGAACGAGCAACATTGTCACCGCTAATAGGCTTACCCATGACACCAGTAGGATAATTGTGGCAATAGTATATACCATCAACATTAACAGGCCTTTGGTATTCATATACTTCCCAACCAAATTTTTCAAATTTAAAGTCGTCTGTGCTAATTGTGCCTTCAAGTTCTGGTATGTCATCTACTGTTCTATCTATCCTATCTTCGTGATTTCCAAGTAGCATGATCTTTCTTGGCCGTCTTCCATTAAGACCTTTGTTAAATTTTTCTAATGCATCATGAGCATGGTCTATATCTTTTTTATATCTTCTACCTTCAAATTGTTTTTTACCTTTATCATAACTTGATAAAGAATCCATACTTGCAAAATCCCCCATGCAAATTATAGTGTTAGGTTTTAAATCTGCTGCTAGTCTACCTGCCCATAAAAACCTATCATTGCTTGCTTTAGGTGTGCAATGCGGATCACCCATTACTAAATGTGTTGCCATTAGTTCAACTCCTTATCTCTTTTCTTTTTTAAATATTCCAAGAAGTCAACTACATTAGACTCATCATCAAATTCTGCAACAGAACTTATAGTTAGCCCTTGGTCTTTTTTCTTTTTGTCTTCAGCAAAACCACGAAGCCCCCACAGAAAAGTTGAATGAGGGTCAGTAGTTGCCATTTTTATCATGCCTCTAGCTATAGTAGAACATAATTCATATTGCTCAGTAGTCATCCTAGAGTTACTATCCATAATTATACCACAAGTAAAACCTTTTTGCCATGGGGTTACAATAACTTTAACTGAGTTAATTAAATTTAATTTTTCTTTTTTAGTCATACCAATATTTATCTACATTCTCTTTATTATATTCAATAACTTTGTGTTCAAAACCTCTTTTCATGCTTGTTTTACCAAAGTATTCAGCTTTTTTTTCGTCATCAAATATTTGATTATTAAATATTTTATATTCTGTATCTTTTTTATTTTTATAAATTACAAAGTAAAGCATAACACTATATGGGTTCAGAGTGTCGATGGCAAATAGACCCCTCAAACTACTCACCACCGAACTCTACGGCTTCCTCCCTTGGATTTGTAACAGAAGTGTACCAAATCCATTTAGGATTTTTACCTTTAGATTGCTGTTGCGGTAACAACTGCAATTTATCTCTTCCCCAACAAGGAAGTTTGTATGGGCAGTATGAACATACAAAACCCAAAATTCTATTACCAGTAGGCTTACTTCTAAAAGTTTCTGCGATATCATTATAACATCTTTTAAAAGGTTTACTTTCTTTTATTGCTGTATAATTATCTTCTGCAACTTTTAATGCGTTAATTTTATGTTCTTCTACAGATGTAGGTGTCTCACAAACTGTCCACTCACCTGTAGATTTATTAATAACTATCCAACCACCAAATTTTTTATCTTGACTTTCTCCGTATAGAAAACCTTGTGATGCATAACCAAAGGAATCTTCTTTAACAACTTCGTTAAATCCTCCAGCCTCTCCAAATTTTTTTTCAAAAGAATATGGTGATGCACTTTTAATATCCCAAACTTTTCCATCAATCTCAACATCTTGTCTACCCTCAATTTTATCTCCTTTAATATTATATTGAACTTTCTTTTGCTCATTGATAATTTTTATACCCGCAGATTTCATAACAATTATAGCTAATGCCTCTATAATATCTCCAAATGTATTTCTCATTTTAACATTATAAGGTTGGCCTTCACCTTTTATACCTTTTGATTCCATTTGTAATTGACACAATGGCCTACCAATGTTTGACATTCTAGGTTCAAACTTATCTCTTCTTGGCTCTTCAAACTGTTTTAGTAAGGCGTTTTTACACGCCTCACCAAATTCCTGTACTAACTGTTTGTCTAGTTTTACAGGATTCTTTGATACATTATCTAGGTATTGCTGAACCTTTAATAATATTGTATTCATTATGAAGCCAATATTTCTTCTGGTGAGTCTTTACCAACATCTTCTACAATTTCTGCATCTACTTTATTCATATTCTCAGCAGAACTTTTAAGTTTAGCAGAATTGTAACCCTCAACAACCTCTTTGTTCTCAGCATCAATGGATTCTTGAAATACTTTAAATGTTTCCATATCAGTATCAGACAATTGTAAGTTAGCATCTGCATCAACTGATATCTCTGGTATATAAAAAACATTACCACCTTTTTTCTGTCTCTTAGTATTTAAAGAAAAACTACAATTAAACATAGGTTTTTTTCTTTTCTTTAAAAGATCTAATGCAGATGTAACAGGTGAAAATGCTGTCCCAGTAACTCTGTAAAGAACTGGTAAATTATCTACTGATATAGCATCACCTTGTGCAGTTTTACCATCTTTTATAGATAACAAACCATACACTAATTTGTAACATCTAATAGTTCTTTGACGTTCTAACTGCTCTGGTGTCAATGTTGACCTTTCTTTAAAAGGTATCTTACCACATCTTGTACCACCTAATATATCTATTGCTTCCTCTCTCCAACTCTTAAAGATTATAGATCTATTTACATACTCACTTTTATCTGCATCATAATGCATATATTGCATTGCACTAATAAACGGCCTTAGTGTAACTGGTTTTCCAAAAATATTTTGACCTACATTGGAATCGTAGGTAGAGAAATAACCTACAGGTAATTGATTACCATCATCATCCTCTGGTGTACGATTAATAGATAGTCTAGGTATTGTAGTACCTGCACTAGATCCATCGTCTTGCCCTAT